ATCTTCTTTAGCGACTGCTCGATCTGCGCGCCGCTCTTCGCGTGCTGGCCCAGCTTCTCACGCACTGCGGCGAGCTTGGTCGCCTTGTCAGCCAGCCGCTCCAGCGGCCGCTTCGCGCGATTGCGCCCAGCCTCTAGCGCATCGGCAACGCTAGTCGGCCGGTTTAGTTCCTCGCGCTTGAGCGCTTCCGATTTCGCACGCGCCCAGCTGGCGCCGGCGTCACCGCCCCAGAGAGCCCACGCGATCCGGCCGGCAGAAGGGTAGCCGTCTTCGCCAGGGGAGAAGCCGGTGCCCTGCTTGTCCACCTCGTGCCGCGCGAAATAGGAGACCATCCGGCGAACCGTGTCAGGCGAGAGATTCGACTTGTTCGAGATGTCGCGCGCGCGAGCGACGCCGACTGCGGTGCCGCCGCGGTTAAACTTCTCGCGCCACTCGAGGCCGCGCTTGGCCTCGGCTGCCATCGCATCGGTCGGCGTGAGATCGACGCTGGCGAAGCGCGCAAGCTCGGCCGGCGTCGGAGGCTGGTCCGGCGTTTCGTCCTCGGGCGATGCAGTCGATTCCGCCTGCGCCTCCGCGGCAGCGCTCGCCACGTTGTCGCCGGTAGCAGCAGCAGCGGCCGGCGTGCTCGGGAGCGAGTTGGTCACGAGGCGAATCGCCGTCTCGGGGATCTCGTAGCGCTCTGAGAGCTCCTTTACGTAGCTCGCTTCCGCCGCGATCTGCTCGAGCCGCGTAAAGGCATCGGTGCCTTGCTCGGCCGCGATCTCCTGCAAGGACTTCGCGCCTTGGCGGTTCTCGTTCAGATTGGCTTGGCTCTCGCGACCAACGTCAATTGTGAGCTTAGGCGGGAAGCGCCACTCGCCGCGGGTCGCGCGCTTGAGCGCCTGCACCGGCGTTTCGCCAGCGCGAGCAGGAGGCGCCGGGATTTCTCCGCGGGCGATGGCGTCGAGAATGACCGCGTTCTTGATCGGATCCAAGACCTTGTCGACGAGGACGCCCTGATGCCGCGCGAACACGCGGTCGGCCGCGGCAAACTCCGCGCGCACGCTCGGGCCGGCGTAGTCCTGCGTGCCGAAGAGGACGCCCTTCGGGATGCCGACCGCGATGGAGAGCTCGTGCATCAGATGCGCGATGAAGCCCGTGAAGGCCGTGCTCGGCCGCGCCGGCATCGTCTCGACGCGGTCAGCTTGGCCGAGGTACTTGATCATCCCGACCTCGGAAAGCTCGTTCTTCTGCTGCTGGCCGCTCGGAAGCGTCGCGCTCGGGGTCGGCGTGAAGAGGTTGCGCGCGTTGGCCGTGCCGCGGTCGGTGAAGACCAGCGCCGCCTGCTGCGAGGCAAAGCGCACGCCGGCCTTCTCAGCCTGGAGGATCTCGTGCAGCATCCGCGCCGTCTGGATCGCCGCGTGAAAGTCGGTCACTCCGCGGTACTGATCGACGCGGAACGGGTCGAAGTAGTGGCAGAAGTTGCCGGCCGGAACGTCCTCGGCGCCGAAGTAGACGCCCTCGCGGGTCACGCGATAGATGCGATACGCGACCGGCACGCCGAACTCGTTGGTGATGACGCCCTCGAAGTAGTTCTCCGAGTCGAGCCCCATCTCGTTCGGATTGCCGATGCGGGTCGCCGGCACCAGCTGGAGCTTCAGCCCGTCGCCCACGCGGCGGATGACGAACCCGCAGTCGCCGTCCACCGGCCGGTTCTCCGCGGCCAGCTGCACGAGCTTGCGGAACGAATTGCGGCCCGTCGCGTCGGCTTGCTTGCACCACGTATGGAACCACTCGTTGACCGTCGCGTTGTAGTCCCGGTCGCCAGTCGCCGGAGAGTATTCGGTCGGCGTTAAGTAGTTGCCGAACTTGCGCGAGACCTCCTTCACCTCGGGGCAGTTCTCGACCAGATTGCGCGCCTCCCACATCATCACGACTCGCTCGCGCACCGTCTGCGACGACTCGCTCGGCTGGCCGTACTGCATCGGCGCGTAAAGCCGGTTCGTCTGCGCGGCATTGTAGCTGAAAAGCGCGGTCTCGACGCGAGCCTGGAGCCGGCGCAGCGCGGCCTGCGGAGCGATGGTCTCGAGCGCCTTCTCGAACCACGGCCGGTTGCGGATGACTTGGGTCGCGTCGAAGGTCTGCATAATCAATTGCCCGTGAAGCTGACGAACGTCGTGTCGGTCGTGTTGCCGTTTTGGTACTCAATCGCCGCGGTGATGTCGCCCAGCATCTTGTTGAGCGTGTTAAGATCGGCGCGCGTGACGGACTTGCCGTTGAGCGAGTAGCTCGTGTTGAGGAGGCAGGCTTGGATTGCGTCCAAGACCTTGGACTTGAGCGTTGTCAGCGTCGCAACGTCAATGTCGAGAAAGGGATTGTCTGCCGCCATAAAAGAGCGGCCGCCGTCAAAAGGTTTTTTGACGCCCCGCGCTGGCTTCGATTTGACGACAAAAAAGCCGCCCCACTATGGGAGCGGCTTGGTCTGCTTCGGCGGTCGCCCGCCTCGTCGGCCGTTTCGCCTTGCGGCGACGGCCTTTGCCTCTGATCGGATACGCCCGCCGAGGCGGCCTAGCGCGACCGCGGCGGGGTTCTTTGGTGCGTCGGTCATACCCCACACATCCCCTCGCACTCGTTGCCCCACTTGAACTGACCTTGGGTGCTGTCTTCGCTAAAGTCGATGCTCTCAAGCGGCCGCAGCGTATCGTGGAGATAAGGCACGCTATCCAAGGAATTGGCGGCGGTCTTGTCGGCGTGGTGAGCTTGCAGATCCTTCTCGAACTTCACGGCGTCGGCAAACGCTTGCGGGTCGTGCATCTTCATCCGGCGCCATTCGTGGTCGGAATGGAACGGACAGTAAATGCAGGCAGACCGCGGCGGCGTCGGGAATCCGTTCTTTTCCATCCAACGCAGGCAGTCGTGCCTGGTCATCTCCTTCTCGATCAGCGGCCAGCGATGATGCGCCCAAGGGTCGCGAGGCGGCTTCATCCGGTGCACCTCGTCCAAGCTGATTCCGATCCATTGCACGAGTCCGACCGTCTTCTGGCCGCGCTTAACGCCGGCAAGTTCTTTGACCTTCTTTAGAATCGGTACGATCTTGTGATCATAGGTGCAACTGCGTCCTGCGATTCCCTTGGTCCCGTCTGGGTTCTTAACGAACGCCGGGACCATATTCTTGATGTACGGTTTCCCGGTTTTGCGGTTCGTAAATCTGGTAAGGCTGCGGGCCGTTAGGCTTCCGGCCGTGACCCGATGGACGGGAAATGGAAGCTGCTTCTCCAGCCAGTCGAGCCATTCGTAAATGATCTTAGGCTCGGCTTGCGTGTCCGCGAAGATCGCGCCGGCTGGCATCGGGCCAACCTCGCCCTTCGCTGCCATAAGGGCCAGCGTGCTGGATTGCACGCCGGCGCCTAGGCTGATGTATTCGGGGATTGTGCTCACTTGAGCTTAATGAGGGTGCCGCCGTAGTTCTTCGGTGCGTCCGGCATTATTTATGGCACTTTTTCAAAGAAACGAACAGTTACCGCTTGCCAGTAATTGTGGACGACGGGGAGCCCTTTCCGCGTACCTTGCACCGTATAGACTACCGATTTTGAAAGCGGACTTTGATAATCGGTGACGCGGATGCGATCGCCAATTTTAATTTGGTTTTTCTTGGTCATTTTAGCTGTCGCTGTGTTGAGGTTGTCGTTGTTGACGTGACCAGAGAAACCCAACCGCTGGGGAATCTCAAGAACTATTTTGAGGAAAACCTCGGCCCCAATTCCACGCTACGTTTTCGCCGGCACGAAGCGGATGATGCCCGCAATCGTCGCCATACAAAGCAGCATCGCGCTCGTGTCCAAGCCGTGGTTGGGCGCGTTGCTCCGTACCTCGCGCCACTCCCAGACGCCAGTCCGCACCTCCACCTTTGCCTCGCCTTTGAGGTGCTCGAGGTAGAGCGGATTAACGTCGGACGGCAGTTCCCAGCGCAAGTCGCCCTTGCCCTCGAGCGCGGTCGCCAGCGTGTCCTTAAAGTAGTCGCCGGACCAGTTGTAGAAGTAGACGTCGCCCCCGCGGTAGTCGGAGACTTGCGGGTCGCTGAACGGGAAGTTGACCATCGTCCCGGTCGCCTCGTCGCGCATCGTCCACGTCCGCCGGCCGTAGCCTCGCATCGAGCGCCAGCCGAACTCCGCGCAGTCGCGGTCCACGTCCGCCGGCCGGTAGCCGCGGTCCTGCGCGACGCACGCGCTTGATACCTTGAACCGCTCCTGGAGCGCGCGCAGCTGGTCGCGCGTGTCGATGCGCCCGAACCATAGCTGGCGATAGCGCGGCCCTTGCGCCGTGGAGAACGCGCCGACCTCGGCCCAGAAGTGATCCTGCTGCCGGTCGATCGCCATAAAGCGGATCGCCTCGTCAGGGATCGACTCGCCCTGGGCGTAGTCGGCCAGCTTGTAGCCGGAATCCTTCAGCAGCACATTGACCGCCTTCTTCTCGACGATCCACGGCAGCGCCTGCCGCTTGGTCCGAAACTCGATCTTCGCCTGCTCGTCGCCCGTGCGGACCAGCTGGTTTTCGGCCTGGAGGAATTCTTCGACGAGGAGCCGCATCGGCCGCGTGACGATTGCCTCGAGCCGGAACGAGCGCACCTCCCGCGGCGCCGCAGGATTCATCGGCACGAAGTGCCCGGTCTTCGCCCAGCCGGCGCGGGTCGCGTCGCTGTCCGCGGACTCGTGGCCGCAGGCGATGCAACGGAAACGACACGTCTCCACCGCGCGGCCAACGTCCCACGTCTCGTCGTCGCGGCGAGCCGCTCGGTCCCAGATCACGCCGCCGCGCTGCTCCTTGCTTAGAACCTCGAAGGCAACTGGAAGCACCTTGCGGCAGCCTGGGCACTCGGCGTGCCACTCGCCTTGATCTCCTGAGCGGAAGCTCGTGTCCTCCACGTTGCCCGTCTCCGCGTCCATCACCGGCGCTTGACTCGCGTTGTAGATCTTCGAGCGCCCGACCTCCTCGAACTTGGAGACGCGAGCCACCGCGTGACCGTAAATCTCCTGCCAGCGCGGAAGCCAGAGCTCGTCGTTGATCTTGTACCGGATCGACTGGCTCTGCTGGGTCGAAAGGTTGGCCGCGTTGAGCGTCACGAAGAATCCGCCGAAGAAGATCTCCGTCGTCGTGCGGTGCGGCCCCGGCTTCGGCAGCATTGCGGCCACCGGCCGGCATCGCTCAAGAAGCGGCCACAGGCGCGTCTTCGCGTGCTTCTCGACCATCTCGTCCGTCTGCATCGTCCAGCTAATCGGGCCGGGATCGTTCGCGATTATCCAAGGGAGCCAGACGTCGGCGACCAGCGTGCCGCCGATCTGCACGGCCTTGCGAAAGTGAACGCGCCGGACCAGCGGGTTTTGCAGCGCGTCGAAGATCGGCACGAGCCAAGGCGAGAGCCTTACATTGAACGGCCCAGGCGTCGCGTAGGATTCCGGCAGCTGCACGTGCCGCCGCGCCCAGTCGTAGATCGGCGAGCGGTCCGGCCGCGGGAGGCGGAAGCCGGCGAGGAGTTGCTCGGCGCTCATCGTTTCTTCCGCGGCCTCCCGCCCTTCTTGCCGTTGAGCTTCGCGGCCTGCGCTTTCAACGCCGAGCGCGCAAGTCCGCCGCGACGCCCAAGCGCAGCCATCACATCGCGGACCATCTCAGGCGTCGGCACGCAGTTCATCGAGTAGGGTCACGAAGGCTCGCTCGGCGACCGCTGGGACGACGCCGTTTCCGAGGAGGCGCAGCTCGTCGACTCGGGAATCACCGGCGACGCACAACTGGGCATAGTCCAGCCCACCGGCAGGCCCATTAGAGTTTCGACCCAGCGAGGGTTGAGTTTGCCTCCCGCTTGATTCGCAAGCTGTATCCCGTGATCCACTTTCCGAGGTGTATGAGTACGATCGTGAGATGCTGGCGTCGCCCAAGCCCTTCCGACTTGCGTTTCTATATTCAGAAATCGCTTCGGATTGTTCGCTGATTCTGTTGTGATTGTCGCCGCCATCGCGCTGCAACTGCGGGGCGTTGCCCACGCCTTGACTTGAGCAGTCAATGGCATCGTTGCCACCTTCCCTTCCGCTTGTCTCTTGGCCCAAGTCTCTGGATTCTCGTCCGTCGTCTTGCCAGTTCGAGGCGTTGCCCAGTTCTTCACCTGAGATGCAAGATTTTCTGGTTTTCTCAGAATGCACTCTGAGCCTCCGCTCTGACCTAAAGCACTCGTTGGTGTTGCCCACGACTCTGGGCGGCTCCCATCCAAACTGGGGCTGGCCCGGTCGGCTCGGCCAGATTTGTTCGACGGTGGGCGGTCGGGCAGGCCCACAATCGCTGGGTGGTTCGAAAGGCAGGTCTGTCCGTAGTTTGGACGGTTCCCGATCTTGCCCCCGTCCGCGGTGGCTGGCGTCGGCCAGTTCTGCACCGTGATGACCGCCTGGTCCAAAGTGTCCATCGCTCGGCTTTTCCCGTCCGAGCGGATTAAAGATTCGGGCCTGTAGGGTCCCTTGTAGTCCCGTGTCGTCGCGGTGGGCCAAGATGAAGACCCGCTTGCGTTGATGAGGCGCGCCGACTTCAGCCGCGCTGAATACTCCCCACGTCGCCGAGTAACCAAGCTCGCCCAGATGCTCGATGACCTCTCGGAGTCCGAGGCTGATGTGTCCTTCGACGTTCTCGAAGAAGCACAGCCTTGGTCGCAGAATTGAAATTCCATTTGCGATGTAGGGCCAGAGGTGGCGAGGGTCTTCTCGGCCGAGTCGCTTCCCGGCGCTGCTGAATGGCTGGCACGGATAGCCGCCTGAGAGGATATCCACTCGGTCGCGCAGGTCGGACCAAGGAAAAGACTTGAGGTCAGGCCAGATCGGAGCCGCGTCAATCTGCCCGCCTTCCATTCGCGCAAGTAGCAACTCGCACGCGAACGCTTCGATCTCCGAATAAGCGATTGTTCGCAGATTCGGGATGCAGCGATGCAGTCCGAGGTCGATGCCGCCGTAGCCAGCGCAGAGGCTGACGTGAGTGATTTCGGGATGATCCATATCATAGTCGTTGTTCGATCATCTGCAAAACCAAAGCCGCTTGGGCTTTCAAGCTTAATCTTCCGTCGCGCTCTTCCGAATCGCCTCCGTCTCGAAGCGCGCAAGGTTGCCCGCGATCACCTCGCGAATCTCGTCCAGGATCAGACCGCCCTCAACGTTCGCCTCCGCGGCTGACTTGCCGGCGACGCGCGGGCCGAGCTCGACCTCAAGCTTGAGCCGCAGGAGAAGGTCGAGCTTTTGGGAAAGCAGCTGGAGCATATCCTGCACGACCTCGCGCTCGACTACGTTCCCGCGTTCCCGCCCCAGCTTCAGATCGCGCAACTCGATGTCGCGGCGCATTAGCTCGGCCTTCAGCGCGCCCAGGCTCCCGTCCTTGATGCGCCCGAGCCCGCGCTCGTC